CGTCAACGGCTTACCGAAAGTGATGAGGGTGTCGGCTGCGCCTTTTATGAGTTTCGCCATGTCTTCGCCCATCGCCCTGCCAGCACCGAGTGCTAGGAAGGATATCCGTTCCAGAGCATCTCCAGTAAACCCAAACTCGGTATTTACATCAGCTATGGCACTCGCCACGGTGGCAGCATCATCAGGAACGTCAGCGAATACATCCTTGAAACTGCCCTTGAGGTCTTTCAGAGCCTCGCCTGTTGCACCTGTGCCAGCAGCAATGGTGTTCTCGGCTTCCTTGAACATATCGCCCAGTTTGAGTGCAGCCATTGCAGCAGCACCCAACGCCACGGTGCCAGCAGCCCCAATCTTTCCCATGTTCGCCTTGATCTTGCTGGCGTGACCCCCGATGCCACGACTGGCTTTGCCCATGCCTGCGGTGGCTTCGTCCTTCATCTTCAGTTTTATGGTCAAATCTTGTGTGGTCATATTTTCTTGCCCCAATCTGTTAGCAGTTCACGGCGAACTTTCTTCAGAATCTGTTCTATGGTGGGTTTTGCCTTCTTCCAAGCTGGTCCTAGAAACGGCTGCGCCTTGATTCCCTCTCTGGCGATCTTCATGGCTATAGCAAAAGCCACCCTCCTCGGATTCTTTGCCTTTAGCTTGAGCCTGACCCACGGTTCAAGGGCATCAACTGGTGGCATCTTCCCCGGCTTTCGCCCATACTCCACCCATCTGCCATATGCAACAGTCGGACCAACTGTCGCCCATGACGCAAAAGGAGGTCGTTTATCGACCTCCGTGGTTATTGATTGCCTTAAAGCACCCGTGTTAACAGGTGCTAAGATGATTGCCTCGGCTTGAAGTGCAGCAGCACTCTTAGCCATTGCCATATTTATAGCATCAGCCATCCATTTGTTATCTTTGAGGCGTTTCCTCTGGAGTTTATCCAGTCCCTCGATTTCTTCGATCTTAGCCATTGAATGCCATCTCTCCACCTGAGTCCATAGTCGACTTCACTTGCAGAAACAACATTAGCCGGTTCACAACATCCGCTGGCGTGTCCTGTAACTCCTGCCATGTCCAATGGGTCTCCGCTAGGATTTCCGATTCCTGCCACTCTTCTGGCAATTCTTTCTTAGCCAGCGACTTTGCTAGTCCTTCGGCTGCTGTCTTTCGCCAACGGCTGTCAATAAAGGGATTACCTCCTCGTTCACCGTGTGCATTACCTCCGCTGCGTCCATCAGGTCCATCTCGTTGACCGAATCAACTGATATCTCCAACTTGCTGTCAGGCGTACCGTTGGTATAACTCCAGTCCCTAGTCAGCATTGTCATCACCTGTGTGAGTTGCTCGTCATCCTCGCCATCAGCCTCGGTGATCCGCAGCATCTCACGGCGTATCTTCATCATCTCACCCCACTTGGGGCGTGTTTCGATTTCCCACCAGTTGCCTGATGGCAGTTCCAGCCTGATTACATTACTAGGCATCATATGCCGCCCTTGTCACAGTACCGTTAACCTGTAGGGTTGACGTAAAATTGACTTGGCTGCCGACTGTTGAGGTGATCGAATAATCAGTTACCCAGATATCACCTGTGTACTTGAACCCTGAACCTGTACCCTGTGGGTAGTATTCAAAGCTGATCGCTGCCGTATGCGTCCTTAGTCCTCCAAGAATAACATCCGGTCCTGTGGTCGCTGTGGTGTCATAGTGACCTGATATGGAAGGCGTTACGTTCTGTAATCCCGGATGGAATTTAGCACCCGTGTCTCCCAGAGCCGTGACCTCGCTGAGGTTTCTCGGTCCGGGCAGACCTGAGACATCGGTCAGGTAGGCTGAGATATCTCTCAGAGTCCCTCCGCTGTCGTCAATCTTAAATACAGATGTACTACTATCAAACTTTGCCATTTTCTCGACCTCCTACTTACAGTCTTGTATACGAAATACCGCATGTTAACGATCCTGATGATGCGTCCAGCACCACTCTGGATTTGACGTATCTGTTTAGAGTTCCTGTGAATGCTGTGTTTGCAGCACCAACGCCATCGGATGCGGTAACCGTGGCTGATGAAACGTCCGAATATGTGCCACCGCTAGAGGTTGCATGTTGAAGATTTAAGTGCCATCTGGCGTTACCGCCTACCGCAGATAGCGCAAAAATATGATATGTCCACGAACCTCCTGCTGTACTGGCTGCACCGTCATCGATATAGGTCGTTGATGTGGATGCCGTGACCGTGGCATAAGGGGCAGCGACCTTGGTTCTAAGCCTCTTGCCAGCATCTATTGTTGAGGTCGCTGTTACCACGCTGCCAACTGACGACCCGATTTCATATGTGCTAACAAAGCCCTCTGGTATTCCCTCCCCGATGTACTCAATTGTGTCACCGGCTGGGAAATAGGAGACAACCGCAGCGGTTGACGAGGTTCGCAAAGCACCAAGCACCGCATCAGGTCCACTTGTCGCTGTGGTGTCATAGAAACCACTCCAGCTGAGTGATTCTGTCTGGTTGGTCGGATGGAAGGTTGCCCCACTTGACCCGAATGTCGTGATCTCGTTCAACCCCCTGCCACCACCAATTGACACATCTGTGCTGTATGTGGAGAGATCGAACTGGTTCACATATAATTTACTATACTGACTGTCAAACTTTGCCATGATTTACACCGTTTTCATACAGGAGAAATTGAAGTCGGCAGCTACATACCTACCTCCACCAACTTCCCTGAAACCTATAGAAGATATTCCTGTTAGCCTTCCGTCATCCACCGAACTGTTCCAACTATTATCCGAATTTATAGCTGCCTCGACTGAGTTTGTGCCATCCGGCTCCATGAAAGCATCGAGTTCATCAAACGCCTGTTTCGTTGCTGCACTTGATATTAACAGGGTCATAACAAACTCCCCGATAAACGTGCCTGACTCACCCATTCCCTGCTGTCCCACATCCCTGCCCTGAAACTGCACAACGGCAGAGGGGAACTCGTTGAGACCATCTGGAGGATAGTCAAACGTGCTGCGGATGGCAGATATTGTTGCCAGCCTTGTGAGTAAGCCGTCTTTTGCATTAGCTATTTCCGATGCCATTGCGTATTCCCTGTGCCACTAAGCAGATATTACGATTGTCCAAGTTCATGCCACTCCCATAGCGAGTTTCTTATACGGTTGAATCGCCTGTCGGACATCCTGATCCACGCCCCGAAATACCTCCATGATTCCACCCTCTAATCCAATGGCGTTGGCATAGGAACTGTCCTTGCGTTTCCACATCCTTGCAGCCTGTATGATGACCGCCTCACGCACGGGGTCGGGATATTCAAAGATACTAATAGCCGCTCCGGAAGAATGGGTTGATGCTGAAGTTCCATTATTTGCTCTGGAAATCGTCAATGTATTACCTGAATAACTCTGGACATACATCTGTTCGCTGTCTATCAGGATAGTGTGACCAGCCTCTATATCAGTCCGTGCGGATACCGAGAAAGTCTTGGCAGTTGCTGAAGATATTGCGTCAGCCGTTTCTGTTGCCGTTAACTTGTGTTCCCACCATCCCCAGTTGCCAGCCACTTCAACCGTCTGCTCGCCTCTGGTAAAACTGTCCTTGTCGCCATTGCTGTCGACCAGTATCTCCGTGTATGGTCTGGAGTTCATGTTGAACCTAGTCGTGGGATCAGCGTTGTTAGGTCTGAGCAGGTAATCGGTTGTCGCCCATGTGTTCTCAAATGTCCTGTCGATATTATCGTCTGTTTTCAGAGTTGTGACTGACACTAAGTCAGGCACGAACATCCTAATCCCACCATCGCTGTCAAATGTTCTGGTCGCTGACAGGGAATAAAAATGCCTGTTGGCAAGCCTGTCAATGACCCTGCTCTGAGACTCAGCGAGTAGGCGCAGCCTAGTGTCATCACCGCTGCCGGTGACGTTCAGGACCGAACTCGACTTGAGTAAATCTACCGTCACATATGCGTTCATTGAGGTGTGCTGGTGTCCGTTTCTATGTGTCCGTTGGTCGCTGACAACTCAGCAATCTGGGCATCCTTCGCAGCAAGACTCCGCTGCAATACAATGTTCCGCAGTTGCTCCGCAGCCATAGGGTTAATCTGGCACAATGCCTGAATATCCTCTGGCGTTATATCCAGCCGTCCCTGTATCTGTTGTGTGGTCATGTTATGCTCCTAGTGCGTCTACTTCTACTTTTAATTCCTTGATTGCCTCAATTAGATAGGGGACTAAATTGCCATAAGAAATGGATTTTAGGTTTGTTAATTCTGTGTTATCCTTTAACCGAACTGTTTCATCGCTGTTGCTACCAGTACGGACTAATTCGGGGGCTATAGCCTCCAGTTCCTGAGCGATTAACCCCACATTAGAGGACCCCCCTTTTTTGAGAAGGCTCGTATACGATATCCCCCTCATTCGTACAACCTTACTTAAAGCCGATGATATGGTTTGCACATTGGATTTAGTTCGTACATCGGAAGTCTCAGTCAGGGTTCCAACTAGAGTTGCGCCAGTAGCATCGTTGATTATAAAAACCGAGGTATTGTCATTATCACGGAAATAAAAATTATCCCCATCGGAGAAGTTCCTAAATTTCGTACCCATTGGGTCAAATAGAATTGCGGAATAATCGGCAGTATCATGGTTTTCTAATCGTATGTGTTTCTCCCAACTGTCAGCGGCTCCTTTAAGGTGCAGCCGTGATAACGGCGTAACACCAATTCCAACATTACCATCGCTGGTAATCCTCATTGCCTCATCAAGGGTCGTATCATCCTGACTAACCTTGAAGGACAGGCTTGCATCGGATTCGGAGTCGGGACCTGTCTCCCTGATAGCATCAATTGATGCAGCGGTATAAGCAGCATACCCTTCTTGTAAAGAGTCATGCGCTCCGGCTATCCTGAACTCTATGCCAGTACCTGACTCTGCTACGAGGTTGGCTGCATTAGCAGAATCCTCTGCCATCACAATCAATGGTCGGTCAATCGAGGTAGCATCGACAGTTGGCACATGCACAATTGTCTTGCCGTCAGCCCTGATAATCATTCGCTCCGTCTTTGTGGTTGTGCCATCCGGCACAGTATGGAAAAGCAACGACCCCGGCATAGAGGCTGGACCCGGAGAATCGTCGGCTGGAGTCCCGTCTATCACGCACTTGATGGATGCAGCTGTCGACTCAAAATCGTCTCCGTCAGCACCCTTCCAGAATATCTCCCCCAGCGAGTCTCCATCCGCAACAATCGTGTTGCTGCCTATCGTTCCATGTTTGGACTTAACAAACCTGAGAGTCGGACCGGTGACATTGTCGCTGAACCTGCCTATAATTATGCTGGCATCTTCTGAAGCCGTGCCAAGCACCTGCAACTCCGAGGTAGCACCTGCGGTAATCTGTGCTGTATGTCCTATCACTACTCCTGTGTCGTTAGAAAAGATAGTATCGGTGGTAGGTGTAATGGTGATTGCAGCACCAGCGTCGGAAGACAGACTGTCTAAAGCTATATCCCCTACATTTGTAATGTTCCCATCGCTGGCATCAAATGACCCCGCTGCAATGCTGGATGCCCCAACATCTATATTGCCAAATCCACTAGTGATTGATCCAGAATCCAATGCCCCCGTGGTAACCAGACCCGTCATGGTGGTGACGCTGTTTTGGGTAGCAGTTGAAAGTGTTCCAGCGACCTCCCCAGAACTGCCATAAATAACTGCCTTGGAGTTCACCACAGAGTTTGCGGAAGAACCGTCTAGCAGGTTGAGTTCAGCCGTGGTGGAAGTGACCCCGTCTAACAGGTTAATTTCGGCAGCCGTGGAAGTGACATTTACGCCACCGATATCCAACACGGTCATGGAGACTTCGCCAACTGTCAGGATGTTGGTGCTGGCGTTGTATGCCAAGGCTGCCTCGCTGCTCAGTACACCGTCTGCGCCTGTGTAGACCACCTGCCCGGATGTCAGACCATCGGCAAGGAATCCAGAGGCTCTCAGGGTATATGCACCGATATCCACATTATTGGCAACAGTCAGGCTGGTTATGGCATCGACTGTTCCACCGTCTATGTCTGGCGTATTTATGTCCCCAGTCGTAATGACCGGAGAGGCAAGGGTCTTATTAGATAATGAGTCGGCAGTAGCCAGACCCACAAACGTATCGGTTACGTCTGGCAGAGTCCAAGTCCGGTCTGCCGTTGGGTCGGTTATCGCCAGCGTTGTCTCGTATCCATTAGCCGTACCGCCCTCAAACACCAATGGACTTGCCCCAGCGATGACTCCAGTCACCGTGACCGTATCCGAGGTGGCGTTGCCAAGAGTTACATTGCCCTGAACATCCAATACCCCTGTCGCTGTTAGATTGGCAAACGTCACATTGGCAGTAGTGGCGAGGTCTTGGTCGATGGTCGCAGTCTCTGAGATAGTGAGCGTCTTACCCGAACCGCCAAATGTAATTGTATTGCTGTTAGCAGAGGGGTCGATTGTCAGGACACCAGCTACGTTTGGTGCTTTGATCTCCCACCCATTCCTGTCGCTGGCGGTCTTGAAATATCCTGTTGCTGAACTGTTCTCCTCAACCTCTATGCCAACTGCTCCACCGCTCGTTGAATCCCCACCGTCATTCAGAGTGATCAGTTTGTCGGCTATCACAGTTTGTGTGGAACTCACGGTTGTGGTAGTTCCTGAAACTGTGAGATTCCCTGCTATGGTAACTGTTGTAGTGGACGCACCTACCGTCAGGGTATTCGCCCCTATAGTGTCAAAGATAGTTTTATTTCCAACGGTCATATCCAAATCGGTCAACGCCGTGGCAGTTCCCCCAGCTATGGTCGGCGAGTTGACTGTCGGGCTGGTCATGGTTTTGTTTGTTAGTGTCTCAGAGCCTGTCAGGGAGACTATTCCAGCCTCGGCATAGGTTCTATCAACCCACGCACTTCCGCTGTACTGTAAAACGTCATTGGAGGCTGGACCTGAAATGGTCGTGTCATTTAATTCTGCGAGGGTATCCTCGGTTGCCACCTGTGCATCAACATATGCCTTAACAGACTGTTGACTTGGTATACCTGTGGCACTGTTAGAATCCATGCCGTCTTCATCAACAAAG